ATGAGAAAGTAGAATAAAGAAGTATTTATAAATAAAAAAGACATGTCAACATTTCAAATACTTTTATGTACTGATGAACAATACGTTCTTGGTGAATCGGGAGAAGAAACTCTAAATGCCGGTGAAACTTGGGCTTTCAGTGGTGCTAATGGACAAATTATATGTGGTACAGTTGTTGCGGCAGCTGCTGGGGTTCCAAACTATTCTGCAGTAACCCTTTATGATGGATGTGGAGAATGTTTAAACGCAACACTTGAGTTTTTTACTGCAGGAACACCATATGAAGCTTGTGTCATATGTTGCCCTTGTGGTACAGGTTCGACTGTTAATTCAGTATCAACCCCTCATCCTACATGGACAGGTTTAAATGGACAAGTAGTTGTTCAAGCAAATGCTGTTGAGTTAGGAGGAATGAACGGATTATACGCTTAATTATGAATGTTTTAGATAAAATCATCAGAAAAGTTATTCAAGAAAATATAGGAGATAAACCATCAAAACAAGAAATGGAATCTTCAAGATATATGTTCTTTTCAAATTTGGAACAAATGAAAAGACAATGTGATCTTCTTTTGGAAATCGATCATAATATGATCGAAGAAATATTAGATCAAGGTCATGATTGGGCTCAGGATCATATTGCCGAGGCAAAAAACAATTTAGATCAAGTTTTTGATTTTTTAATGAATGAAACAAATTCTGAATTTGATGCTGAGATGAAAGATAATGTGATGATGGAAGGTAGAAAAAAAACAGGAACAAAACTTTGTGCTAGAGGTAAATCAGCAGCCAAAGCTAAGTTCGACGTTTACCCTTCGGCGTACGCCAACGGATACGCAGTTCAGGTATGTAAAGGGACCAAACCTGGATTGGACGGTAAAAAAAGATGTTCAGGAGCATATTGTTAAATTTTTTTAACTTCCTTTTTGTTAATCAATATTTTTTTTATATATTTGTAGTTAGAAACATAAACACTAACTATGAAAAACTTTTTTAAAAGACTCTACAAAAGATTTAAGGTCAAAATGGCAAAAAGAATGAGAAAATCTATGCCAACTCATGAAGAAATAGAACCTTATGAAAAAACCGCATTCAAAATTGTTGTGAAAATGATATCACATAAAAAATCTGATTTTATGATTGCACCTATGTCTAACAAAAGGTACATTATAAATGAAGAATTAGGTCTTTTCGTCCTTATTGATTTTGGAAGAGTTGAGATTACTAATCACGTATTTCATTATGATGTAAAAATGAGTAGTAGAGATTTTGAACGTGTTACCTACTTATACGATACTGAAACTGAAAAAAGAAGAAACCTAACTGAAGCTGAAGTAAAATCGAATATTAAAAATTCTTTAGTTAAGGTTTACAATAAAATATCTGAACAATAGTTATTTTCTTGGTTTGTAAGAAGTCATAACAGGTTTTTGTCCTTTACCCGTTTGAGTGTCTTTTTTCTCCGCGGCTCTTTTTTGTTGACAAGCAGCTCTTTTAGCCGAATCTGACATCTTACCAGCAACTCCTGCGGCACGACATTTTGGGTATGAACCTTTAGAAGTGTCGTGTCGTCCACAGGGAGGGTGTTTTCCGTCGACTTTTCTACAAATATTAACCCAAGGACCTTTTGGTTGAGAAGATCCCTTAGGTTTCTTCTTTTTACCAAACCAAACAGCTAAGTCTTCATTAATTGTTTCAGGATAATCAATATCTCTTTTATAAGAACCATCTTTATTTTTTTCCCAAACACCAACATTTCTTTTAATATTTTTTTTCAAGGTATTTTTTAATGATTTTTTATTAAAATCTGTTGGTACCTTTACAGTAAATGGATCTAATTCATTTTTTTTCCACTCCAAACTTCCAATTTCTAATGGAGCATTATATGGTCCAGCTGTAACAGTGGAACTAATTTCGTTCAATAAATTATCATAAGATAAATCAACCCACTCATTAAATTTTACTTTTTTTGTAAAAGGTCTCATTGGACTATCCCCTTTAGGTATTTTATGATTATACATATATTGATTTATAACACCACCATCGTCATCTCCTGTCGCTAAATCAGGATGTTTTTTTATAAAATTAGTTATATTGTTTGCCTCTTTTTCTAATTTCACTATTTGATCCCTTCTTAAATCCATTTTATGGTCTAAACTATCATATTGGACTAATGGACTATCGTATTTAGAAACAGGTACATTAAATGGTGCTAAACTATCATCATTAAAAGGTCTGAAACCTGGTTGTACTGGTGTGACATACGCTCCTGCAGCACCTCCTCTTTGTGAAGTGGCCTCTTTAATAACTTTTTTAATTATTTGATTTAGTCTATCCATTTTATTATAATTATAAATATCTCACTTTTTAAATATGGAAGAAGAAAACAAAATCTATGGTAATTTATTTGGGTCTATTAACTTGTTAAGTGAAGATCATTTAGAACTTATATTAAGTACGATGGATAAAGAACACGCACTTTATTATTTAATTGAATCTGTTAAATCAGCATACTCTAAGGGTGTGTTTACAATTGGTGAATCTGAAGTAATCTCTAAATCTATTAGAACTTTAATAAAATAAAAAAGGTCAGATTTCTCTGACCTTTTTCTTATTCGGTTTTAATTGATTATCTCAATTCTCTCAAGTCGAATGTTCTAACTCCATCAACTGTGATACGTCCGTAGAAACGGTTGTTAACCATTTTCTTAGCGTAACGTGTCATAATACCTTTAATAGGTGTAAAGTTGAATGGGTTGTACATTGTAGGTGTCAATTGTAGAGGTACATACGGTGCGTAGATGTAACCTGTGTCTAACAATGATGTTCCTTTGTGACCGATTAACACTTGGTTAGGCGGGAAGTAAGGATCACGGTAAACTTGGTATCTACCAGATAATGTACCAACTCTTTCAATACCCATGTTGTATTGATCTTGCTCAGGAGCCGCGTTAGATACGTGGAAGTATTCTAAATCGTCAAAGATAGCAGAAACCTCAGATGAAACAACGATCCAGTTAGCACCACCTCTCAAAGTAGATTTGTGGATTTGTGCTGACAATTGGTTGATTGCTGTAATCAAAGTTTGGTTCCAGTCTTTTTGAGTGTAAGATACTTGGTTGTTGATTCTTCTCCATCCGTTGTAATCCCAACGTAATTGCCATGCTGCACCTTTACGTAAGTCACGTAAGATTTCACGGTCAATCTCAGCTGCTACTTGCTCAGATAACAATGCCGTTAACTCAGCTTCAGCGTCGATGTTATGGAATGCTGCAACGTCTTGAGCTAATTCAGGAGACCATTGTGCTCTTAGTTTTCTTTCTGTAACAGATACAGTTACTGACTCAAGGTCAAAAGAAACCTCACCAATTTGATCTTCGAACTCAAGGTTAGCATATCTTCTATACCATGCAGTAAATGAAGTAGCTGATCCACCTGATGCGATTGTAGTACCTGTGTAACCATCTAAAGATGTTGCGTCACAGTCAGCACATACAGGACAAGAAAGGTCAACTTCTAACCAAATACATCCGTTAGCGTCACAAATGTCATTATAGTTACCACCGTTACCTGTTGGAGGTGTGTAATCTACAGTGTTGTTATCACCTGCGTTTCTGAATTGTGTGTTTGCGTTAGTTCCGTATTTAACAATACCTTTACCATAGATTTGAGTTACAACTCTAAACAATAGAGGTGCGTATACTGTAGATCCGTTGTAAGTAGTTGTTGTCACACTACAAGGTGAACTTGTGTTAGCAGAGAACCCGTTAGCTGCGTACAATCTAAGGTCAGAAAGGAATGATTCTGTATCCATTTCGTTACCGTCAGGACCAATTAATTTACCTGCTCCTGCACTTGCAAATCCACAAAGTTTAACGATTACTTTTCTATAGTTTCCAGCTGGTATAATTTGTCCTGATCCAATGTTAGCGTCAACCAATGCTGATCCAGCCCAAGCTTGAACAGATGTAGTTGCAGTAACTGCAGTCCATTTACCTTTAGAGTAGTCAAATAATCCTGGAGGATCTAAAGACGCTTCATTACCTTCATAGAATAAATCATAAAGATCTTTCTTGTAATAGTAATCATTGTCAGGGTATCCTTGATTAGGATTGTTTAATCCTGCGTTAACAGCTTCAGGAGATCCAATAGGCGCGTAGTGGTCACCACCAGCAGTACTGTTAGATTGAGGTGTCGAGTTAGGATATAAGTTAGCATACTCAGAAGATGCGTTTGCATATCCTTGGATTCTTGGTACAAAGTAGAACAATTTACCAATAGGTAAGTTCATAGCTTGTACTGATACGATGTCGTTAGCTAACAATTTAGAGAAAACTCTTCTTACGATTGGGAAAACAACTGTTTCGAACGCTCCGTTTGATTGGCCGTCAGAAGTTGCTTCGTTGATCAAGTAAGATGCTTGGTTTTCGTATAATTGTGCAACGTTTTCTTTTAAGTGACCTTTTAGACCATCCAAAAAGCCTAATTTGTCCCACTTGTTAATTGTGTCTTCTTTGATAACTTTAAGGTGTTTCAACCCGATGTTACCTACAAGACCTGATTCTAATAATGCTCCCATTTTTTTAGGTTTTTTATTTTTAGTTTATGTTTATTTTATTTTTCCCATTAAATCCTTCATTCTCAAGAATTGAGGATTTTCATAAGTTTTTGATTCAATCAAATTCACTGCCGATCCTGTTTCAACAGTTCTATTTACAGTTCTTTCAATTGACTCAGTTAATTTTTGTTCTGATGAAGAGCCAGTTGAGTTTAACTCATTTTTAATAACTCTGTACAGATTTTTTGATTCTTTCAAAGATTCAACATTATCAAATCTTCTTAAGATGTTAACTTTTTCTTGTTTAGTAGTTGAATGTTCAGTGAACAAACGAGTAGCGTATGCCAAATTAGAGTTAAACACAGCAACTTCATTCAATTTAGTTCTAAAAACGTCAAGTGCTTTTTTGTACTCATCATTTTTATTTTTCAATAATTGAACTTCTTCATTAACTCTTGTGTTAGGTCTTTGTCTAATTTCTTTTCTATTCACATTTTGGTCAGAACCTTTTCTGTTACCAACTTTGTTAGCTCTAGGATAACTATTAGTTCTCACAGCTTCTTTAGTTTCTTTCTTTTCATAGTCTTTATAGTGACCATCTTTATCACCTACTTTGTGACCTTTACTTCTCTTGTAGTCACCTTTGTTACCACCCCACTCTTTTTCTTCTTTATATTCAAATTTAGCTTTACCTGTACCCATAGCCTTAGTTCCTTTTCCAAAAGCTTCTTTTCTTTTTTCATTGAACCCTCCGCCCATGTTAGGTTTTTTGTCATAGCTAAATTTTGGACCTTTTCCAATTCCAACACCTTTTGGTTTAACAGATTTTTTAATTGATTCCATGATACCTTCCATGTCAAACTCAGCTTCCATTTCCATCATGTCATCATCCATTTCCATCATGTCGTATTCCATCATGTCATCATCCATTTCCATCATGTCATCTTCTTCTTCAAGACCTAAACCGCCTTTGATAGCACCTGTTGCAGCACCACCCCAAGACCATTCGTCAAGTTCGTCAGAGTCCATCATGTCGTATTCCATCATGTCATCATCCATTTCCATCATGTCATCTTCCATTTCCATCATGTCGTCGGATCCGTCCATTTCTATTTCGTAAATTGTTTCATTCATATCTTCTTCAGATTCACCCAATTGGATCATGTATTCGTTATCACCGTCTGTAAGATGAACTGTATTCTCACCTTCTTTTTTCACAACGATTCCATCATTATCACCCATAGCTTTAAAAACTCTTAAGACTTCAGCGTCAGAAGCTCCTGTCATATCGATAGTTTCTTCATCTTCCATTTCGTCTCCTTCCATGTCCACATCTTCCATTTCGTCTTCACCTTCCATATCAGAATCTTCAGTGTCCATTTCCATTTCAGCATCAGCCTCCATATCATCGTCCATTTCTTCATCTTCCATTTCAGTTTCTGTGTCCATTTCAGCCTCTCCACCTGTTACGGGTTCATCTTGCTCATCAATCTCCTCATCTTTTTTTGATTCTTTAAGAGATTCTTTTACTAATTGTTTGATTTCTTCACTCATCGTCGATTGAAGTATTCCTTTTGCATTTTCTTGTAAGGTCTCTTCCAAATTTCTAATTTGGTAAAGAGCATCCTCTACTACATTTTGGTTATTTGCCATATTTGTATTTTTCATTTATTATCAAATAAATATCATAGATTTTAAAAAAAATTTATTTCTTGGGTATTTCAGACAAAAAAAAATGGGAGAAGACATTTTTGTCAACTCCCATTCCTTTAAATTCTTGTTACTATTAACCTTCTATAACCTCATCAATTTTTGATTCGACGATTGCGGTGATTCTCCAATCCATAGAATAATTTTCGTAAACCTTGGTAACTTTAGCTTCAACATCAGTAGGTGAGTACCCACGAACCAATTTTTCTTCTCTCAGCTTTTTAATCTTACCTGTGTTCTCATCAACCATATCAGTGGTGATTTTTGCTACAAAATATTTTTCGTCCATAATTAATTATTTATTCAAATAATCGGACAATCTATTCATTAAGTCAAGTGATTTTGATCCTGTTTCACCAATATGTCTTTCGGCTTGCATTTTTTTCTCCTCATCTAAATTCTCTTCGTAATTCATTCTTTCGTCTTTATCTCTGAAAAGATATGCTCCTGGCGTGGATGGAGATGATACTAAGTCAAAACAAATTAATTCAAAATCATCCTGTACTTCGTTTTGTTCACCAACTTTTTTAAGAGACCCAACACCACGAGAAGATATACCTAATGTTACACCTTGACGAAGATAGTTAGCTGCTAAATCCCCTTTTGTTGATACAATCCCTCTTTCGTGAAAACCAGGACTTGTAAGTAATTTTAATTTACCTAATAACACAGGACCCTCCCACCATATATCGGTAATGGCGTGGGATACTCGATCTAAATCTATTAGAGATGATTCAGGGTGATTTAACTCAGAAAGAGCGGTTCCTTTTTGAATCATCTTTTTATAATTGTCAGCTT